GCCCCCGCGAGGGGGCTCCCGAGCTGATAGGCTCGTTTTGGACATCTCACACATGTTCAGAGGCCTGCGGGCAGGGTCCAACCTGTCCGCTTCGTCTGGCTTTTGCTCTCGTTGAGTAATGCTCCCTCTTGTCACACACCCCGTAAGGGATAATGTCACTGCCTGAGGCAAGGAAGCTCTACTTGAGTACGAACAGGCGAAGAAGGAGTGGGGCGGGGTGCCTACTCGGCATTCCGCTTTCACTTCATCCCAAAGGAAGATCAGAATCATGGAACGCATAACCTATGCGCTACCTCGCCGTTTTGATTACGGCACGTCGTATATAGATACCTATATACGCTATGATTCTGCGCTCTTGATGAGTGAGAATCACCCTCGTAAAAATGGGGTGTATCTCAGTGGAGGACCGTTTTATATGACACGATCGGAAAACGGGTTCACACCTGTAATCCTTAAGTGGCGTGTAAACGGGGCTGATCGGCAGTATGTGGCCTATTCCGGGCCAAATATGTCGATTGTTCCTACTTACTCCACTGCGAGTCAGCTTGAGTCCAAACGCCTGAATGATATGACAGCGTCATTACCATTTGGTGCGCAAGGATGGCGGCGTACTCGCCCTGGCAACCCTGTCGCTAACGTCTCCACCTTCATTGGTGAAGCGCGCGAATTTGTCCCGAATCTCCCACGGCGTCTTTATAACGCAGTGGGCTCGCTTTTGGCGAGGAAACAAGCAGCTAAGCGTCAAGGAGGCTTTTCGGGCCTCGGCGATGCTTGGTTGAATGTTCACTTTGGGTGGATTCCGCTTCTCAGCGATATCCGTAAGATGTACGAGCTACACCAAACGCTTGATAAGCGTTTAGCTCAGATCGTGCGGGACAATGGGAACGGGATTCGGCGCCAGACAACTCTTCGAGATTCCACAACGACGACTGTTGAGATCGATACATCAACCACTTCCATTTTTGGTGGATGGTGGCAAAGTGTTCCCGGTCTCAGCACAGGGTCGAGTCGCTTTGTGCGCTCGACAACGGTGACAGACAAGATTTGGTACTCGGCAAGATACCGGTACTACATCCCTGACATCGGTTCGTCGGAGTGGACCAAGAAAGCAACCCGGGCACTGTATGGGGTCAACGTGACTCCAGAAGTGGTTTGGAATTTGCTTCCTTGGAGCTGGTTAATCGACTGGTTCACGAACATTGGGGACATCGTTTCCAATGCCAGTTCCAATGCGGTCGATAACCTGACTGCAGATTATGCCTACGTGATGCGCACACAGGAAACTGTGACGAATTACGAAGGCTGGAGTGTGGTTAATGGTACTGGCACTCCTGCCAGTTCAACCTACATTCCAGCTGGGCATTACTCATCGTACGGGTTTAATAGATCCATTACGAAGAGTAGATTTGCAGCCTCTCCCTTTGGGTTCGGTACCACGTTTAACGGACTATCGTCCTATCAACTTGGTATCGTCGCTGCCCTCGGCATTAGTCGATGGGACTAACTTCAACATAACGTTTCGGAACCAACATGTTTGCTGATCCACAATCCGTCACTGTCAATGCCGTAGCTCAATCACTCCCTGCAACTGCAAGGAATGGGACTTCATCCGAGTATACGAAAGATGACCAGAGTTACAAACTGACTGTCGGGCACCAGTACGGGAATCGTCACCGCTTTACTGTTCGCTTAGATGCGAACAAGATCGCGGCGGATCCTTTGGCTAGTGCCAACAATCAGCGTTACTCGTCGTCTGTCTATCTCGTGATGGATAAGCCCGTTGTTGGCTACACTAATGCGGAAATTCGCGACATTGCTGCTGCCCTCACGGCATGGGCAACGTCTGCGAACCTGCTTAAGGTGTTGGGTGGTGAGACCTAATGGCACAAAGCGCAAGCTCTGTGTTTGCCGATCTCTCCACGACCACGATGGCTCATATATGCACTATGACTGAAGTCTTGTGCATGTATTGGTCGTCATGGTTCAGTCTGATGGCTTGAGGAACAGTCTATGACTGGTCAGCAAACCGTGGACCGATCGTCCTCTAACAGGAGGCGTCGTGAAAAGCCTAGTTTGGCTCTCGGAACAGGTACTGCAGGATTGCAGCACCAGGTGTGGTGTCGATATCCAGCGCGATCTTCAAACATTGCGCTGGCGAGTGGAGAATGAGGGTGACAGTTTTCTTACTATCACTCTTCCGTCCTATTGCAAGGGCTTTGAAACTGCTCTTGCGACAGGTCGCCTGGAGCCTTCCCTTTTTCCGGCTTGCCGGTTCAAGGGTGGTCTCCCCGTATTCCTACGGGGTTTCCTCTCCAAGATATTCCACTCAGATCGTCGGTTGCGTGAAGACGCATGTCCAGACTGCATACTTTCTGTGCGACAGATTACTCTGCTGCATAAAAAAGTACTTCTGCCCTGCACAAAACGGCGGGAACGGAAGGCTGAACAAGCGTTCATAGCGTGTGAGCAGGAACTATCGAAGCTTCAAGTGGACAAAGACTTTCTCGAAGATTTTGAGAAGGTTTCGTCTATTGTCGTTTCTGACATTCTGCGTGCGGTTCCGAAAGGAGATCCGTACGAAGATTTGAAGCCCCGCCACGGTCCTGGTTCTACCCAGGAAAGGATACTTGGTAATGCCAAGTATAACCTCAAATCGTGGCACGACCGTTTAGAGGAGTACTTTCCGTTTACCGAATATGGTGTCGCATCGCTGCGAAACCTCGGCGCGGATCCTTCTTTACTCGATCGTGTTAAGTTTCTCGAACCTAAGGACGAGCCACCTGTAAGGGTGGTGTTCGTTCCTAAGACTCTGAAGTCGCCCCGCGTTATTGCGATAGAGCCTGTGTGTATGCAGTATACACAACAGTCTCTTCTCACATGGCTGGTGCCGCTCATTGAGAACGGTGCCTTCACCGGAGGCCGTGTTAATTTCACGGACCAAACAGTGAATCAACGCCTTGCTAGTCAAGCTTCGAAAGATGGCCGCTTAGCGACTATCGATTTAAGCGAGGCTAGTGACCGGGTTCATCAGAACCTTGTTCGATCGATGCTCAGAGTAGCCCCTATCCTCTCGGATATGGTCTTTGCGTGTCGGTCCACGAGGGCGAGACTCCCTAGCAAGCTTACGCTTACTTTGGAGAAATTCGCGTCTATGGGTTCAGCACTTTGTTTCCCGATGGAGGCTTTGGTGTTTTTCAACGCCATTGTCGCCCACCGGATCCGGAGTGCTCAACTTCCGATCACTTCCGCGAATGTGTTAAAATATTCGCGGGACGTTTACGTCTACGGAGATGATATCATTGTCCCCGTCGACGAGGCACCTTCGATTTGCACTACCTTGGGGCTGATAGGCCTTAAGGTAAACACCGCAAAGTCTTTCTGGACTGGTAAGTTCAGAGAGTCATGCGGGATGGATGCATATGACGGCATAGACGTAACACCTGTCTACTGCCGGCGTGTTCATCCAGTAAATCGACGGTCTCATAGAGAGATAGTGTCATGGATCGAGATGGCCAACAACTTCTATAGAAGAGGTATGTGGCACACCGCGAAGGAGATCCGTCGCTCCATCGAGAAATTGATGAAGATGGAAATCCCAGTCCTTAGTGACACGTCTCCTGGAGTTGGATGGACTAGCTACAGCAAGCTGGTCTCATTCAATCGGTGGAATGGCGAACTTCAGCGCTTTGAAACAAAGGCGTTAGTAGTCACTCCACAGAAGACAGATGATCCCCTTGATGGGGACCCTGCTCTCCTGAAAGCCTTCCTTAATGCTGGGCGTGAGCTCAGCCGTCTGGGAAGCCTCTTGGTACCAAAAGTCCAAGATGCAAAGGCTTTACTTGAGACTGCGAGGCGCGGAGCCCTTACACTGAAGCTCCGATGGGTGCCTTCCTACTAGGAAGGTTTCTGAGGAATATGTTCC